ACTGACAGAGGTAGAGCTCTTGTCAAAGAGCTTTGGGCTCTTCAAAAAGCAGCGAGAGCTGCATGAAAACTTTCAGAGGAATAACACATATTGATCTTGTAAAGAAACATGCAGAGGCTCTTGCATTAGATGGAACTATTGTTGGTATGGCTATTGAAAGAGAAGTTGGTGGTAAAGACTTTGTTGATGAAGATGGTTTTGATTACTATTTGAATAATGCAACAGTAGAATGTAAATCTACTTCAATGCCAATGAATCCTAATGACCCATCAGGTAGTTTTGTATTAAGAATAAATTGTAATCCTAAAAGCAAGAAAGGTAAGTTTCAATTTATACATATTGTAGATGCTCTAAATGATAGAGAATTTATGATACCTCAAAAAGCATATTGGGATTATGTTGGTGATGCAAAAGAGTTTCATTGGTCAGCATCATACAACGAAACAGATAATGTTAAAACAGAAAACACTAAGTGGTTATTAAATTATCCACATGAAACTGTTGACATAAATACCTCAAGGTAGTATAATACTACTTGACATACACATACACACAGGAGGAATTATGTCAGATAATAAATCAGGCTATGAAATAAGAGCCGACTTGCTTTCGCAAGCTCAGGGGTTATTGCAAGATAACAAACATCAAATCACAGACAGATATCATAATATGGTCTGCAGAGCACAAGAACAAAAAGATGTTCAATGGCCAGATTATCCAGCGGAGTTGAATACTCCAATATCTGCCCAAGATGTTATTAATGTTGCAAAACAATTTAATGACTTTGTAAACAGCAAGTAAACTTACAGCCTGCCTGTAGCTCAATTGGATAGAGCAACAGCCTTCTAAGCTGTAGGTTATAAGTTCAAGTCTTATCAGGCAGGCCAATTTAATTAGATAAATACTATTATGAATTCAGATCCTAAAACAACTAACTTCTTATCACCTCTAGGTGCTAAGTTTAGTATCAAGAAACTACCAACTGTGAACTTCTTTGTTCAAGGTGTGGCAGTACCATCTATTGTAGTAGGTGAGATCCCAGTAGGGACTCCATTCTCAGCTAAGATACAAATGCCTGGTGACCTAGTCACATTTGGCGATCTTGTTCTTACATTTAGAGTTGATGAGAATATGGATAACTACTTAGAGATTTATAATTGGATTAGATCAATCACAAGGATTGATAATTTTACTGATGATGCAACTGCATGGGGTAATGCAGGAACATTTGATATGTCTAAAGATACAAATGTTTATAGTGATGCAACACTTACAGTATTAAATTCTGCAATGAACCCAAATAGGTATGTTGATTTCACAGACTGTTATCCAACAAGTCTATCTGATGTACCTTTTAATACAACTCTAGCGGACGTTGATTATGTTGAATGTACAGCTACATTTAAGTTTAGAAAGTTTGATATAAGAACAACCGGATAATATATTATGAGCAATAGTGAATCAAAAAAAGAAACGAGCAGTTAAAGAAGCAATAGTAGATACGTTTTTAGGGACATTGATTATGTTTCCCTTAAACTTTATTATTGTATATATTTGTCTTGAACTGTTGTCTTTTAATGCGTTTCAGATTACAATATGCACTACAGGTATTTTATTCTTTGTTGCTGTATGGCGAAAAGCAACAATAAGATTATACTATGAGAAAAAATATGACACTGCAAGAAATACAAACACTGTGGAGTAAAGACGCAGAAGTAGATAGAACGGACTTAGGTAGTGAAGCATCTAAGATCCCTCAACTACATTCCAAGTACTTTAAAATCTTCTCTACAGAAAGATTAAAACTAAGACAAATGGAGCTTGTTAACAAGCAACTGTATGTCGACCTTTGGGAATACTATCAAGGCAACTTTGATTATGAGATGTGTGAAGAGAGAAACTGGGAACCTTTCCAGTTAAAGATACTCAAATCAGATATAGGTTTATACATTGACAGGAATCAAGATTGGGTAGATAGCCAACTTAAAATGGCTATGCAAAAAGAAAAAGTAGATTTCTTAGAATCTATTATCAAGTCTCTTAACAATAGAGGATTTAATATAAACGCTGCCATACAATGGGAGAAGTTTAAAGTTGGAATCTAATGGAAACATTAACAGTTAAGAAAGTAAACGAAGTTTACATGACAGTAGATTGTGATGGCGGTTCATGCTTTGAACTAGCAGACTACTTTACATTCACTGTTCCTGGAATGCAATACATGCCAGCAGTAAGAAATAAATTCTGGGATGGTAAGATAAGATTATTCAATGCACAAACGAAAAAGATATATGCTGGCTTACTTCCACACGTACAAAAGTTCTGTGCCGAAAGAGATTACAATTTAGAAATAGATCCAGCTTATGCTGATGAGGAGTTTAGTATTGCAGAAGCTAAACAATTTGCCAGCAAATTAGATTTACCATTTGAAGTTCGTGACTATCAATTGGATGCTTTTGCTCATGCAGTGAAGAAGAAGCGTGCTTTGATGTTATCACCTACAGCAAGTGGTAAATCACTCATTATATATCTACTAGCAGCATACCTATCAAAGAAGACATTGATAGTTGTACCTACAATATCATTAGTTCAACAAATGGCTGGAGACTTTAAGTCGTATGGTTATGTTGGTGAGCCTCATATGATTACAGCTGGAGTAGAAAAAGATACATCACACTTATTAACTATTAGTACTTGGCAATCAATACATAAGATGCCAAAGAAATGGTTCGAGCAATTTGATGTAGTTATAGGTGACGAAGCTCATTTGTTTAAGAGTAAATCATTAACATCTATTATGACTAAGTTAATTAGTACACCATATAGATTTGGCTTTACAGGAACATTAGATGGAACACAAACACATAGATTAGTATTAGAAGGTCTATTTGGTTCAGTAGAAAAGGTGACTACAACAGATGAACTAATTAAGAAAGGAACACTATCAGAGTTTAATGTTAAATGTATTGAATTACAATACCCAGATGAAGTTAAGAAATTACATTCAAAAGATAAATACCAAGACGAGGTAGACTTTCTTGTTCGTAATGAAGCAAGAAATAGATTCCTTAGAAACTTAGCATTGAGTCTAAATGGAAATACTCTAATGCTATATCAATTTGTAGAGAAACATGGGAAGCCATTATATGATCAGATTGAATCATCTGTACGAAACAGTATTGATAAAGATAGGAAAGTATTTTTTGTTTCTGGAGAGGTAGATGGAGACTCTCGAGAAGAGATTAGACATATTGTAGAGAAACAAGAGAATGCAATCATTGTTGCATCTTTTGGTACATTTAGTACTGGTATCAATATTAAACGATTACACAATATAGTATTCTGTTCACCATCAAAGTCTAGGATCCGAGTACTGCAAAGTATTGGTAGAGGTCTTAGAACAGGAGACGATAAAGAGATTGCTACATTGTTTGATATATCAGACAACATGCAATGGAAGTCTAAGAAGAATTATACATTAGAACATTTTGCAGAAAGAGTTAAGATGTATAATGAAGAAAAGTTTGACTATAAAATTTATAAGGTAGCACTAAAAAACTAATGGAAAACTTAGCAACAATAAAACTAACAAGCGGTGAAGAACTTATAGCAATAGTTGAAGAAGGTCCAACTCCATTAGAGATTACAGTAATCAATCCAGTATTAGTTCATAAAAATAACTCAGCATTAGGACCTATGTTGTCAGTATCACATTGGCTAATGTTTACTAAAACTAATCAAGCTACAATAAAAAAGGAGAAAATCGTTGCCTTAGAGTACGATTTAGAGGATAATACTATAAAGCATTTTGAACGCTTTACAAAAGAAAGAGGAGCTGTTATATCTTTAGACGAACAGAATAGGTTAGAAGATTTAGTCAGTAAAACATTAAAGGGAGCAATGGAGAGAGAAGAACAAAGAGAAGAAGAGTGGTTAGATTCTCTAACTGATCCAGAAGCGAACACAACTATACATTAATTATGCCAAGAGCAAAGAGTGAACATTACGTAGACAATAAAAAGCTGTATGCTGAGATGCAAGAGTATCTTGCTGCAGTTAAAGAAGCTGAGGAATCTGGAGACGATAAACCAAGGATACCTGAGTACATAGGTGAATGCCTATTGAAAATCTCAACAAGATTATCTACAAAACCAAACTTCATAAACTACACATACAGAGATGAGATGATAAGTGATGGTATTGAAAACTGTGTCAATTATATTGGCAACTTCAATCCAGAAAAATCAACTAATCCTTTTGCGTACTTTACACAGATTATATATTATGCTTTTCTAAGAAGGATACAGAGAGAAAAGAAACAACTCTATATCAAGCATAAGTCATTAGAAAGATCATTGGTCTTTGATGAACTAGCCTCACATAGTGAAGGTGAATCCAAAGGAGATCAAGGAGCGTATATAAATTTACATACGCCATATATGACCGACTTCGTTGAAAACTTTGAGCGTAAAGAAGCTGAGAAAAAAGAAAGTAGAAAGAAGAAGAAAGGTTTAGAAAATTTTGTAGAGGATAATAATGACGGAAGTAATACTAAGTAAAGACGACTATAGACAATTCACTATCAATGTAGGTAAACTAACTGAGCAAGGTTATGATTTTGCTCATGAAGTAGAATACATGCCAGATGGTACATTTAAGATAAGAGTGTTTGAAGATCACGATTATAATGCGTTAGATGAGATGATGTAATGAAAATAGCTTTAGTGACAGACCAACATTTTGGTGCAAGAAATGATTCAAAGAAGATTGCAGATCATATGCAAAAGTTCTATGATAATGTATTCTTTCCAGAAATAGATAGACGTAAGATTGATACTGTTATCAACTTAGGTGATACATTTGATAGAAGAAAATACATATCATTTACATCATTGAAAAGATCAAAAGATATGTTCTTTCAACCTCTTGCAGACAGAGGTATTCATATGCATGTTATGGTTGGTAACCATGATAGCTATTACAAGAACACGTTAGAACTTAATAGTATTGAT